TGCTCAACGGATGGGGAGGCTGATTATGGTAGACAACTTCGATTCCGGGCGTGTGGACTTCCTCTGTGAGTTCAAGGCGTTCACGGAGGCCGCGATCTCGGAGCTTATCATGCCGGTCCGTCTCCAGAAGGGAGACAAGGAAGAAGGCTACCGGGCCGCGTCTGTCTACCTCATGCGCCTGCCCGATTCCACCTCCGCAACCAAGAAAGCCCCCTACGTCCTGCACCAGCTGATCACCGGAAAGGACGAACAGCCCAGCGGCCAGAGGCCCAGGTCCAGCGCCGTCGTGAGAAGTATCTGCTGTGTGTATTCTGCCGACGAACAGGAGGGCGGCCTGATGCTCCTGAATCTCATGGAGCGCATCCGGATCGCGCTGCTCCGCACTACAATCATCGGCGGTCGCTATCAATTGGACATGGAAGCCGGCGTTGAGTGTCTTGTCTATCCTGACGACACGGCCCCGTATTTCATCGGCGAAATGGTCACCAACTGGGCGCTGCCGGCAATCGAAAGAGAGGTAAGACAATGGCTGTGAAAGCCCCGAAGGAAGGAAAGCCCGACGCTCCCAAGAGCGCCGGCTTTTCTGTTTATATCGGTCCGAGCCTGGTCGGGATCATCCAGACCATGACGATCTATCCCGTCGGCAAAGAGGAGGCCCTGCAGCTTCCGGAGCTGGCGTATGCCGTGGAGAAGAAACCCGGCATTGCCGATCTGGTGGTTGACGGCCTGACTCTCCCGGAGGACCGCATCAAAGTCAAAACGCCCGGAGAGGAGCTGTACAAGAAGTACCGCGCTCTCCGGAGGAAGTAAGGAGGAATACCCACTATGGCGAATCATGGCGTTTTCGTAACCGAAGCCGCCACCGGCGTTGCTACCCCGAATCAGGCCACGTCCGGTGTCCCCTTTGTGATCGGCGTCGCCCCTCTGTCCCTTGCGGACCCTGATACCAGGGCTGCCGCGCTGACGCCCGTGCTGGCCACGTCCTACGGCGAGGCCGAAGAGCAGCTGGGCTATTCCGAGAACTGGATCGACTACGGCATCAGCGAGTTCATGTTCTCGCACTTCAAGCTGTTCGCTCAGCAGCCCGTCATTTTCCTGCCGCTGACCGAGACCATCGCCACGCAGGCGTTCTCCGGCGACGGCAGTCTGAAAGAGTTCACCATCACCGCTAAGCCCCAGACGGTCCAGAAGGTCGTCGTCGGTACTGCGGAGGTGGATATCGCGTCCTATGACAAATCCACCGGCAAGGTCACGCTGGTCAACGCTCCCGCCGCCGGCACGGACAATGTGACTGCGTACTACCTGGACCGTCCCTCCGCCTCCGATGCCGCCGCTGCCGTGGACAAGATCGACCTGTGCATGGCCATGTTCGGCATCGTCCCGGATCTGATCGTCGCCCCCGGTTTCTCCGACAACTCCGTTGTCGCTGCGGCCATGGCCGCCAAGGCCGGCGCGATCAACGGCATCTTCAAGGGCCGGGCCATCGTGGACCTTGACAGCGCCACCAACACCACCTACACCGCCGCCGTCACCGCGAAGAACGGCGGCAGCTACGACGAGACGGAGATCATCTGCTGGCCCTGCGCCAAGCTGGGCGACATGATCTTCCACGGCTCCACCCTGGAAGCTGGCCGGATGTCGAAGACCGACGGCGACAACAGCGGCGTTCCCTATGAGTCCCCCTCCAACAAGGTCGTCTCCATGGACGGGCTTTGCACCAGTGAGGGCGCCGAGGTGCTGCTGACGCTGGCGCAGGCGAACATCCTGAACGCGGCCGGCATCAACACCTTCCTGAACTTCATCGGGGGCTGGAAGGCCTGGGGCAACGTCACGGGCTGCTATCCCGCAAACACCGACGTCAAGGATTACCTGATCCCCGTCGCCCGCATGTTCGACTGGGTCGGGAACTCCCTGATTAAGACCTTCTGGGGCAAGCTGGACGATCCCATGAACCGGCGGCTGATCGACACCATCCTGGACAGCGCCAACATCTGGCTCAACGGCCTTGTGGGCCGCGGCTATCTGCTGGGGGCTCGCGTGGAGATGCTGGAGGCAGAGAACCCCCTGACCAGCCTCATGGCCGGTCAGATCACCCTGCACGTCTACCTGACCCCGCCCTCTCCCGCGCAGGAAATCGACTTCATCCTGGAATACGACGCCAGCTACGTGCAGGCGGCGCTTCAGGCGTAAAGGAGGACACTGAAACATGGATCAGGCCAATGTGAATTTCGCCGTCTTCGAGGATGGCGACGAGTACCTGGGCATGGCCTCCGTGGGCATGCCTACGCTGACCAACCTCACGCAGAGCATCAACGGCGCCGGGATCGCCGGGAACATCGAGGCCATCATCAAAGGCCACGTGGACGCCATGACCCTGACGCTCAACTTCCGCACCACCACCCCGCAGAGCGTGCAGCTCTCCGAGATCCGTCGCCACACCATCGACCTGCGCGTTGCCCAGCAGGCGGAAAACCCTGTGGACAACACCATCGGCGCTCTCGCCGAGAAGCACGTCATGGTGGTTATCCCGAAGACCCACAACGTGGGTACCGTCGCCCCCGCGTCCCCCTCCAACGGCTCCGGCGAATACGCCGTCCGCTATTGGGCGACCTGGCTGGGCGGCCGCAAGGTCCGCGAAATCGACCCGATGAACTTCATCTACGTTGTCGATGGCGTGGACTATCTCGCCGACGTCCGCAAGGCGCTGGGCAAGTAAGACACGCCGGGTGGGAGGCCGTATCGCCTCCCACCCGATTTTTCTGTGAAAGGAGCTTTAACCATGGATAAGGAAATCAACATGGATGCTGTGCCCGAAGAAGAGTATGAGGCCGCTGTCAAAGAGGCGGAGAACAGCAGGGACGTCTTTAGGCACGTCTTCCAGAAGCCTTTCGTGTTCGAGGAGGAAAGTTTCGACTCCCTGACCTTCGACTTCGGCAGCCTCACCGCTGCCGATTCTCTGGCGATTGAGAGAGAGGTCGCAGCTCTGGGCCAGACCGTTATCACCCCCGAATTCTCTGGGGAATATCTGATCCGTATGGCGGTGCGTGCCTGCACCGATCGGCGGAAGGATGGCAGGAAGCTCGGCGTCGATGCCTTTATGACTATGCCGATTGGGGCATTTGCCCGGATCCGCGGCAGAGCACGTTCTTTTTTGCTGAATGCGGGGTCTTAGTCGGTGACGGCGGGAAATGGCTCCGCAAACAATGCCTGATCATGGCCCGGATAAACAATACGCCGGTAGACTTCTGGCTCTCCTGCTCCTTCCGGGACCTGCAATCCTGGATCACGGCCAACAATGAGATCGAGGCGGAGAGCCAGAAGAAGTAATCACTGAAGGAGGGCCGCCATGGCTTCACGAAAAGAATACGCGATGCTGTTCACCTTGAACGCGCAGCTGGCTTCCGGCTTCAGCGGCACTTTCAACAAGGCGCAGCAGCAGCTCGCGGGCATGCAGAAGGATATCCAGGCCCTCAACAAGACCCAGAGCGACATCGAGGCATACCAGAAACAGCAGCAGGCAGTCGAGGCGACCGGGAAAAAGCTCGAAGTCCTTCAGCAGCAGTACGACAATATCCAGAAGGAGATCCAGGAGACCGGCACCTTCTCCGCTGATCTTGAGAACAAGCTGCTTGCCAAACAGCAGCAGATCGACAAGACCTCCGCTTCCCTTGAAGGCCAGACGCAGAAGCTCGGCAGGATGGGGCAGTCCCTCCGGGATGCCGGGGTGGACACTTCCAACCTGAGCAAAGAGAGCGAGCGCCTTGCCGCAGAAATGGGCGACCTCAAGAAGAAGGAAGAGGAAGCGGCGGAGCAGGCGGACGGCTTCGGGAAAAAGGCCAGCGGAGCCTTTGAAGCGGCGCAGTCCGCGTTGACCGCAGCCGGGATCGCCACGGCCCTGAAAGAGATCTACGAAGCCTATAAGCAGTGCATCAATATCGCCGGTGAGTTCGAGGCCTCCATGTCTAACGTGGAGGCCCTTTCCGGCGCTTCGGCCGAAGAACTGAAACAGCTCTCCGACATGGCCAAGGAGCTCGGCGCAACGACCAAGTTCACCGCAAAGGAATCCGCCGACGCCATGGGCTACATGGCTATGGCGGGCTGGGACGCCGAGCAGATGCTTTCCGGCATGCCTGGCGTGCTCTCCCTGGCCGCAGCGAGCGGAGAAGACCTTGCCCGTGTGTCCGATATTGTCACGGACTCCATGACCGCCTTCGGCCTCACAGCGGCCGACACGACGCGCTATGCGGATGTCCTCGCCGCCACCGCCGCAAACGCGAATACCAGCGTCGGCGTCATGGGCGAGACCTTCAAGTATGCTGCGCCGGTCGCGGGTGCGCTGGGCTACTCCATCGAGGACGTGAG